GAGCAAAAGAAAGAGCAAAAGAAAGAGCAAATGAAAGAGCAAAAGAAAGAGCAAAAGAAAGAGCAAATGAAAGAGCAAAAGAAAGAGCAAATGAAAGAGCAAATGAAAGAGCAAATGAAAGAGAAATCCTCTTGTTTGCAACAACAAATAAAGCTAGAATGCTATATTTCGAGTTTGATAGGTAGCCTTAACTTAGAATTCTCAAATGTTTTTCATAGACCACTATCGCAAGAACTATTTCATAAAATAAGAATAGAGACAATCAATTATCTAATCAGAAACGGAGTCAAAATGACATATCCCACACATCAACAATATACTTTCGTAAAAATCTTTTACGAAACGCAGGAAGAAGAGAATAAAGCTCATTTTCTCATGGAGGGAATCAAAAACATCATCACCAAAAACGCAACAAACAAACAATAAACAAACAAAAAATATGTGTATCATTGCTTACGGAATCAAGAAAGATATCGGCAATCAACGTTTTCAAAATTGCTTAACAAATAATCCGGACGGATTTTTTCTGATAGGATTTAAGAGAGGAAATGAAGACAACAAACCGGAATTTCTAGTTAGAACTCTTCTGAAAAAGGAGGTTGTAGCCACATGGGAAAAAATCCCTAATGATTACATAGCCCTTCTTCACGCTCGAATCAAAACTCATGGATCTATTTCAGAAAAAAATGTTCATGGGTGGAACGGCGATAATTGGTATTTTTGCCACAATGGTATTCTATCACTAAAAAATAAAGGAGACCTCACAGACAGTGAAACGTTCTTCCGATATCTGTTTTTACCCGCATTTGGAAAAACAGATATCGAGGAAACAAATGAAGGTATTGATAATATGGTCAATTCTGTCATAGGTTCAAGCAAATTTGTTTTTTGGAAAAAAGGAAAGATGTTGTTTTATGGCAATTTCGAAAGACCGGATAAAAAGAAATTTGCTTACTTTTCGAACAACTCTTATCAAAAAAAAGAATATAGTTACTGCTCTTTTTATGGTGATGAGATTTACTATGATCGAAAAGCCGGATATTCTAAATATTCCAAGACCTACAATTACTCAAAAAAATACTACTCATTTAATAGCAAACTAATACCTGAAAAAAGAGTTCAATAGTTTGTCATAAAAATACACCAAATTTAACCCCTGTAGCCTTTATTTAGGCTACAGGGGTTTTTTATTACACTTTTGTTTTCTGGGAGTTAAGGGGACGCTAACTTACCGCCTCTTCTATCTGTTCGAGGAAAAAGGTTCGTTTTTTTGAATTCAAGATTGTCAAAAAATTAGAATCATTTCTTTTTTTTAGCAAGGCGATAAAATCGGAGGATGAATTCACACTCATCCGCACTCCCTCAAAATCGTCCAGCACTAAGAGCGGGGTTGATTGCGCTCTATTTATCAGGCACACGCCCTTTTTATAACTGGCCATTTCTCTTTCCAGTTCGGGGGCTTTCATGTAAAAAGCTGATCTGCCATTCCATAATTCCTGCGATATCAAAGCGCAGGCGGAAAAGGTTTTACCTTTTTCCGGGGTGCAGACAAACAAGCACCCGCTACTTGAGTTTTTTAGAATTGGAAGTATTCGGCTCTTGTCGATCAGCCCGTTCACGCAGGCATCATAAAACCCTTGAGGCACGCCGGATTGCCTCAACCGTTTTTTCCATGATGCTATGCGTTCTTTTTCTTTTTCTTTTCGCCGCCATTCTTCCGTTTCCTGTTCGGATGTTAGCGGTATTTCATCTAATCTCTTCAATAGTTCTTCTAAATTCAGAACGTCTTTTACTAGTTTTGGCTCCGAAATGCGTTCCATTTCTTCAAAGGGATAGTCATGGGAGTGGTGATTCATATCCTGATTTTACATGAATTTGGAAAGGGCGTTTTTTGTGAAATCGTCAATGGGTAAAACAAAGTTAGCATAGGGCATATGGGTAATAAAATCCTTGTCCTCAATTAGTGGCGTAATTTCCCCAGAGAAGGTTCTATTTGAAATGTGGAGGTAATAAAGAGATTTCAAAAAATCTTTATTAGGTTCATCCTCTAAACCAAATGCTTCTGGGTAAAAAGCTCGAAGGTTAGTGAGCTTCTTTACGGAAAGTTGTGTAGGCATCCATTTAGCCTTATTCCACACCATTGGAGTGATGTTGAACCCCACCCGTTGCATCATGAGCTTGCAAAGGGCTTCGTTAGTATTAGCGAACTTGGAGAATGCTTCTAATTGTTCTGTTGGTAGTGCTTTCGTCATGTCGTTTTTGTACCACATGTTTTGACATGCACAAGAAAAAAAATAAAAAAAGATTGCCATGTGTGGGAGAAAAGATACAATGAGGGCATGTCAGACAACCCAGAACCATTGACCACAGTCCCGGCAGAAGGCTTATCCATGATAGCACCTCTTGCTGGAAATCCGCTTGCTAACGTGCTTTCCAACAAAGAATCGCTAGAGGCGCTTGCTTCTATATATATAGCAAAGCAGATGCCGAGAAACATGATGGAGGTTTCCTCCAAAATTAGACAGCTTTGCTCCTTCCGTCATTTGGCTAACACCGCATTCTTTGAATACAAAAGGGGAGGCTCTAGTATTTCAGGAGAGACAATCCATTTAGCAAATGCGTGCCTTACCGCTTATGGGAACGCAGAAGCTGGGTGGAGAAAGATAGGTGAACATGTAGATGAAAAAGGAAGGGTTTGCTCCGACTGTATAGCTTTCTGTTGGGACAAAGAAAACAACATAAGAAGGGAGATAGCCTTTTCTGTTCCGCACTACAGGGACACAAAAGACGGTGGATATCCTCTTACGTCCGATAGAGACATTTATGAACTTTGCGCTAATATGGCCTCTAGACGCATCAGGGCATGCATTTGGGCGGTATTGCCGGACTTCATTAGGCAAGAGGCGGCAGAGGCTTGCCAAAACACGCTAAGAGCCACAGATACACCTATTGCTGAAAGAATAAATGGATGTGTAATAGCCTTTTCCAAAATCGGAGTCTCCAAAGAAATGCTTGAGGCTTACCTTAAACACAAAATTGAGACTAGTAAGGAATCTGAAATCGTAATGCTTATTGGTCTCTTCAACGCCATTAAAACCGGGGCTATAAGTAAAGACGAAGCTTTCTCCAACGAAGAAGACAAGTCGTCAGAAGCGCCAATATTCAAAAAGAAAGAAAACAATGAAAACGCTTAAACATCTACTGTCTAACATTGTATGGATTATGAGTTTGAGGCGTATGTAGATTGGGAGCCAGAAGATGAATAACAAAAAAAAATACACGAGAAATAATGAAAACAAAAGATACGGAAAGACAAGGATTGCCTTCATGTTCCAGCCTAGCACGTCTTGCGTTATGTCCGCACTCATTGAGATATGACATTGAAGGAGTAGAGACAACCTCTGAAATGGCTGAAAGAGGCAACAGGATTCATCAATACCTTGCATACCAAAACATACTACTCACCGAAGAAGAGACGAAACTCATGCTTGCATGCAAAAGAATCGTGACCGAAGTTGCGTCGATTTGGGCGGGAGAAGACAAGTTCGAGGAGTTGATGAAGGAGGAAAGGTGTTTCTTTTTCGATGGGGATAATGCACTCTTTTCTGGGAAGCCCGACTTGGTTTTAGGCAAGTCTGACGAAGATGGATTTCATTTATTGATTATCGACTACAAGACAGGGCCTTTAGAGCCGGAGTCCACACAAATAAACCACCAGCTTAGAGGGTTGGCCCTATGTTGCAAGCAACACATCGAAAGGAATTATCAGGACTGCAAAATAAAATCAGTCTCTTGTGCCATTGTTCAACCTCTTGTGACTTCTTATCCTGTAATTGTGAGGTACAGCGAAGAAGACATCAAAGAGGCAGAAAAAGAAGTCATTGAGATATGCGAACGCACCAAAAAGGACCTTCCTCCTCAAGCTAACAGCTATTGCGGGTACTGCAAGGGTTTTGCTGAATGCAAAAAGCCGTTAGAGGTGGTGCAAACAATCACTACCCCCGCTACAGCTTTTTCTTCTAAGCTGAAACAAATGAATCCAGAAGAACGCTCTAAGCTATATTTTACAGCTAAATTGGCCTCGAAGGTGGCCAAAGAGATAGAAGAATCATGTTATGAGTTGCTGAAAAATGGCGAAGAGATTGACGGCCTTGGTTTAAAAGAAGGAAATACGGTTCGTAGCTTTAAAAACGAAGGGTTATCTAGGGTTCAGCAAGTCATTCCTCTTGGGGACATGATGGAAGCCGTTAGTGTTTCAGTCTCTAAGCTGGAAGAGGCTTTTCACAAACACCAAAACATTGTGAACGGGAAGCAGTCTAGAAAAGCATCGAACGAACAATTCAATAAAATCTTTGGAAGCTATATCGTCGAAAAAAAACAGAAAGAAAGGATAGTTAAAAAATGAGCGCAAAATGTCCAATATGTCATAACGAGTATTTCATTGTTAAGGATTTATTGTTTGCTGGGATGGGGCCACAAGGCGTCCCTTTAGGAAGTAAGATATATATCCCTAAATGTTCTAATTGTGGGTATCAACTCGACCCGTGTTCCTCGGAGGAAGAAACTCTTTTAAGAATCAGGAGATTCGCAACCGACATTCTTGTCTCTTCCTTAGTTATGCATAAAAACTTAAACAAGGTTACACATCATCCGAAAACAATCACCCAAGAAGAGCTGGAAAAAAGACTTAAAAAGGTTATTGAGCAAGGCACTAAAGACTTTGCCGACGTAGAAGACGTCACAAAATACGTTGAAGAACTAAGAGGAAAAAAATGAACAAAGAAAAAAATATTATGAAAAATTTGTTTTATAAAATACGAGCAAAATACAGGACTGAAAATGTCGAGAACGATGTTGTTGAAGGATATGAAGTTTACTCTACATCTATAGACGATGAAGACACAATCGCTTGCTTCTTTTCCTCTGAAATTTATGGAACCGAGGAAGCCTACAAAAAGGCAAGTGAAGCCAAGGAAGAGCTTTCCAGTTGGCAATACGAAAGGAGATAATGCGTAGCATGGATTTGTTTCAATATGAAAGGAAGGTTAGAGTGTACAATATCGCCAAACAAATATGTAATGTTTTCAGTAAATTTTTAGGTGTTAAAGAGACTGTCCCACAGCTCAAAAAACATCTCAAGGAAGAGGTAGAAGAACTTCTTTCGGCCAAAAACAAGAAGGAAATGGCGTTTGAATGTGCAGACGTTATCATCCTTTGCATGAGAATACTTATCGTTAGCGGCTACAAAGACCCTCTTGCTATCATAGACAAAAAAGGTAAGATTGTCCTCAACCGCCTTGAAAAAGCAGTAGGAATCCAAATGAGAACACCCGGACTAGACGGGCGTGAGGCGTATAGGTTGGCAAAGGAAGAATTAGATAATGAAAAGTGAAAGCAGAAGGGGGCGCCCCCCTAAGAGAAAAGAAACAGAGGACGATGTTTGGTTCACCACAGCCGAAGCTATCGCCGCTATTCAGAAAAACAATGAGGCCGAATTCGAGCAAAGTACTCCGTTTGGCGTTGTTGTCCTCAAGAAGAGCTACAATGGAGGAATAGTAATGGCTCAAAAAGAATCGCGTTTTGAACTAGTAGATTTTAGATTCGCTTCATCAGAGAAAAAATCATGGAAAAAGACAAAGTAATCGCCAACGTTTTTAGAGATTTCAGTTGTTGGTTTGGGCTGGATTTATCCCTGACAGCAACAGGGCTTTCCGTCCTTTACCAAGACATCAAGCTGGACGGCTACAGATATACCCTCACAAGCCCCCACAAGGGGCCTAGGCGGCTCTCCGAGTTCGCTGAGCATATAAAGATTGCCGCAGAACAAATATTGACCTACAGGCCCGCTAGTGAGGTTCTGGTGTGTATAGAGAATTATGCCTTCTCGCAGTTTGGGAAAATCGTCCACCTAGGAGAACTTGGCGGCGTTGTGAAACAAAACCTGTTTGATGCAGGGTTGTCCAATATTCTGGTTTACCCACCGACTACCCTGAAAAAATTCGCAACAGGGAAAGGTGTGGCAGAGAAAGGGCTGGTGATGACCAATGTTTACAAACGCTGGGATGTAGATACATCCAACAACAACGAAGCGGATGCATATGTCCTCTCTCGTTTAGGCCATTGTTTATGCTACCCTGAAACTTACACAGAGTTCCAGCGTGAGGCGTCTAAAAAATTCCAGCTGGCATAATAGGCATGCTATACATAAACAAGCTTACCGATAAACAGTTTTATAACGTTCTCGGAGGTTATGCAAAAGGAGTGAGACTAAGGAAGCTCCTCAAGAGATACCATTATACGCCTAACATGTTCATCAAGGACACTTTAAGGGGGAATAAAATCAAGGCTATGGACTTTTGTTTAGCGGCCAGCAAACACTTTCAACGCCGGGCAGAGCTATACAGAAAAGACTTTAAAACCAAGAGATGTATTCCTCTCAACCTGATAAACCCTCGAAGGACAAGACGGGCGGGGATTTCCGCTTACCACAAACAGGCTCCCTTGTCTAAAATGGAGTTGGAGAAAATAGATGATTTCTTTTTTGGCTGACAGTTATTTTTTCTTCCTGCCAATCCGTAACCAGTTTGCGGCCTTGTTCATCCATTGAGCGGCGCTTTGAGCAAAAACCTTTCCGTCGCCGATAGCGGCAATATCTTTTGGGTCGCCCATATTGGCAAGCTCAATATCCATGAAATCAATCCAGCCGGGTAGGCCCTTAAACTCTGTGCAGGGGTTGAATCCGTATTGTCCCCACCCCTCTTTTTCCAACAAAGAATGCGACGTATGAAGAAGCCTGAAACCAAAAGGCCCTTGAGTATTTGAAGAGACGATTTTCTGATAGGTACTGCGATTAGAAGTGACGTATGATGTCCGCAACCGCAAGATAAAATCAACCTTCATATTGTCCCACCTGTTAGACATAAACAGGTTCACATCCCTTGTGAGAGGAACTATGTCCAGAGATGGATTTAGAAGCTCTTTATCCAGAAGTTCTACTAGGTTTGATGCGATATTAGTTAGAACTTTATCTTGCTTGTCGATAGCGATAATGACATTCATTTGTTTTGAAGAGAGGTAACAGTATAATCAATGCGCCGAATAAGCTCTACCTGTTGAGCCATTGCTTCTGAAATCTTCAATGTCGCATGAGCTTGGTCTTGTTGCAACTTTAGCATGTCCTGCCGCATTTTTACGTTGTCCTGATACAGAAAGAAGCAACATACCAAAGGAGCGAACAGGATTACAATCTCCTTATAATCCTTAACAACTTGAAGAAGAGAAGCAATTTTTGTTGTCGGCATTAACGTCACTTCTTGAGTTTTTGGACGACAGGAGGCTTGCCGGAGATAATGAGGTTCCCGTTTTCGTCAACGCTATAGCTAATCTGCCCGCCCTGTTCACCAGACAAAGTAAAGGATGTGTTGGCACAACCAGTAGTACAGAAAAAGGCAATAACAGCACCAATGATGGCGCTGACAAGGGCAATCCATTTGGCAGGAACACCCTTTTCCTCTGCAAACTCTGCCGCATGAGTCAGGACGATAGAAGAATATCCTTCGTCAAGCATCCATGTGGCAAGCTCACACGCCTTGGTGTGGTCTTCGGGAACACTAGTATCTAACCCCGCCTGAACAGCAACAGCTTCTACTAGCGCATCGAACGTGTAAGTTGTCTTCATACATGAACAAATAACATTCATTGTTTTCCTATACAAACAAAAAACTCCGCACTACTAACGCATTTTACGCCCGTAGTGCGGAGGTCTTACGAGGGAGCCGGGAAGGTTGACCTACGGTATATACCACACTTCCTACTTTTATATGATTAGTTGTTTGATTTGGATTGATTTTTACCCTAGCTCATAAACTCATATGGCAGGGTTTTGCTACACCTTCCTAGCAACAAATAGTTGCTGACTCAAAACAGTTTTAATTTCATCTACTTGTGAAACTAAAAATGATTCTTGTCCGGCTACATCGTAAAGGTATTCGCAAATCTCGTCACATTCTTCCCTAAGCACCTCAAGCACTTCGTCATCACTAGGCGTCTCTGTTAAGGAAACCTCCTCCATAACGATGTCTTTATCGGGGCTTAGGGAATTGCCTGAATAGGACTCTTTGAATGTGTCGAAAAGCTTTGAACACTTTTTATACATTGTCCCTGTTGCCTCATGAACCCAACCTCGCTCGGTTAGCTCATGAACATTGTTCAGGAACGTTAAAAAGTTATTCAAGACTGCAAGGTTAATCTTCTTCTTCATCGGAACGCTTCGCCCCAATACTAGGGAAGCTAGCGCACTTATCAAGCCCAAATCCACGGACGAGATAAATAAGAGGTTTGATAAGTTCGTCCCAAGAAGTAGTCTCGAAGAGTGCTTTTTTCAGATTCTTCATGTAAGGCTTGGACTCAATCTTATAGAAGTACTTTTTATCAAAGCCCATAAGTTTTGTTTCATTCATACTAGCCACAAGAATCGAATCATGTTTAGAGTCTTCACCAACATGAAAAACAGGAATTCCGACAATACCTGCAAACTTCTTCCTAAGACGTACTTTATCCTCTTCGGAAGCTTTTAAGTCGTCAACAGAGTCGATAATGTTAGCTTTGATTCTATACCAGACATTGCAGTTAGGATTGAAGTCAAAACCGACACCATGCAGTTCTTCAAAATCAGCCATAAACATGGTGCTCTTGACAGGATTATTGTCAAACAAGGCAATAAATCCGAACAACAGGCTTTTCGGAAAATCCTCTCCGTTTATTTTTTTTCGTTCCATACTATTTATTGGTTATTGGTTGTTTTGGATTCAAGGCAAAACATCGAAGGAAATACACCATGTAGCTCCTAACGATGTAGCAATACTAATAAGCAACGAGAGAGTAATCAATGTTTTTTTTTTTTGAAAATGTCATACAGAAGAGAGAAAAGTTTTTGTTTTCCTCTCTTATAAATTCGCGCGCACGTATATACGGTGTAACGTCCTTTGTGGTTGGAGACGGTAGTTAATAACTTCGAAGTGGTCTATGTTATCGTTTCGCTAACACCTTCGAACTTGGCTCTCTTGTTAGCCGCTCTATGCAACCTGTTAGTCGAACGAAGGAATAAAACTGATAATTAAATATTAAATGGTTTATTCTTACATACTTTATCTAACCAACGTGTTCCAAATTAGAACTGTTTTAAAACCATTTATTTTCTAATCCCTTTGTTTCTCTAACCAAGCCCACAACTTTGTTTGGCTCCATAGCCGATAGGCGTAAATCAAAACTTTTGAAAAATCATGAAGGATATGCTTGCCATATCCGAACTCTTTTCTTGTAGAGAACCAAGTTATTTGCTAAACACTTGGTTGTTGCTAACCACGAGGGAGATTGAGCCTTGGAGCGGCCAAAGGAAAACAATCAACTTAACCGCCCTGTTCCTTGAACAAGATTTTAACGAAACACCCCTCAAAAAATCAAGCCTAAAGTTTGACATAAAAAAGGCGAGGATTGCTTGGAGATTTATTACAATGTCCTTATTATAAGGGATTTATAATTGTGTCATACAACACATATTTTTTACATCAGGCCTGTTTCAAGACAAAAAAGAAGAGCAGCTTCGGGTAAAACATGAGAAAAAACCCCGAAGCTGCTCCGCTCGAATATGCACAACGAAAGAAGAAAAGAATTCTTCCAAGAGCATTAGACCAAATCCTGTTCCCTTGGTCAACTGTAAAGTTTTTCTTTACAGTTCATCGAACTTGTAAGGAAAGCTTACAAGTTGCTCGAACACGCATAAAAAACAGGACCCCGCTTTTAACGGAGGCCCTGTCTTTATGACATTGAAACACCTATATACAGTGGCTACCGGAATAGCAACTGTTGGTGTACTAGGATGAAGTGTTGTTCATGTCGAGTAATAAAATCAGGCAATTTGTCTTACTACTACCTTTTTAACAGAAATTCCGGATGTAAATATATTCATCCCCATTAGTTTTAGCAAGTTTGTTTCCGTCCCTTGAGTGTGAGAGAAGAAACACTTCAAAGAGGCGATAGTGGAGTCATTAGGAATGCTTACCATAGAAGCTGATTCCACATCATCCCACACCCACTCAAGAACCGTCGCCGTCCCGTTGGTGACTATTAGTGGGGGATTAGCCAGTTCTAGCAAAGATTGGTTAGAACTGGCTAGAGAATCATAGTTTTCAAACGCCATTACATTAAAAGAATACGAAGCAATACCTCCCGGAAATTCTAATTCGTAAATACCAGAAGGAGCCGAGGCCGGAATCTTTAAAACATTCGTCTCAAAAGCGGATTCCGCTACTAATTCAAGTGTAGTTAAATACATTGCTATGATTATAAAAAAGTTATGCCCCCCCCCCGAAATCGGGAGAGGGGACTATCACGCAGGCATATCAGACGTGACAATTTCCTTGTCACCGATAGCCCACATATTCTTGTCGGTTAAAAAGTAAATGGTTGAATTGCTCTTCGTTTCCAAAGCGTCATATTCTGCCTTGGTTAGAGATCTAAACTTGATAGCTAGTTGGGTTATTCCAGTAACAACGGACGTATCAACATATTGTTTATTTGCGGCCATTCCTTGTGAGGTCGGAATAGGAACTTCAAGCGTCCCCCCATCAGCAAAAGTCTTGCCGCCTGTAATTGTTTGAGAGGTGGAAGTTGTTACAAAATTGTTTTCCGAATATCCCTTAGAGACAGCATGGTTTAAATCTACTGGCTCACCTACCCCTAAAGGTGATTCAAAATTAACATCTCCGGCCACCGTTTGTAGATTTGGTGATGCTAACTGTAAGTAATCCATATCCCCCATTGCCTTGTTCAAGACATCATTGGCCGCTGGGGATGCCTTTACCGTTCTAGTTAATTCGCCTGTAAACTGCCAGTCACCTGAAATCTCTTGGGGCGCTTCCGGGTCAAAGCTTTCGCCGCCACCGGACGACACACCGGGAACGGCGAGACTAAAATTTGCCGGTGTTACAAGCCAGTTAATGCTACTATTTCCCGCTTGCACATATACCCAAGAAGAAACAGCCACAAAGGGAATCTGCATAGAGTTCTCCACTTTTGTGTAAAGAAGAGAAAACATGTCAGGCTCGCTTTGTGTATCACTATCTGCCGCCAATAGTTCAACTTCTCCCGGACCAGAAGGGGCATTGACGGATAGAACATAGGATTTCCCCTGTTCTACCTTAGCAAAGCCGTTGGTCGATTGTCCGTTGGAGCGAGGGGTGACCGCCGCCATTGCCATGGGGACTGCCGCCACCTCTGGCTCAACAGAGGAAAACACTTCCGGCTCTACTGCTTTTACCTTTTTTTTTGTTGCCATTGTTAGTATTGGTTAGGTTGAGGGTGTGGGCTAGTCTTCCCAGCCCCTTATCTTCAACTGTTTGTTTATTTGCCTTAATTCCCGTGAAAGTTTTCTGTAGGTTTCTGACCTTTCGCCGTTTTCCTGCTTGGCCTTCTTCTTCTCCCTTCTTATCTGCCTAGCCCTCTCCTTCATAGCTTCTTTTTCGGTGTAGAGGGGATTTACTGACTCTGGAAGGAATTTCTGTGTGGTCGTCTTAGCTTGTGAAAGGGCATTTGATAATGCACCTACCATCTCTAGAGCTTTGGTCATACTCTGCCCAGAAGTACCAAATATTGTGGTAGCCGATGCGACACTCCCAATATTTTTGCCTACATAGGAAACCATATCAATGTAATCATTGGTAGTCAAAGCACCTTCCTTGTCCCATTTTTCCGATACAGTCTCATACGTCTTCACAATACTTCTGACTAAGCCTTGAATTGATTTGGACAAATCAGCCATATCGGCTCGTCCCAGACTGAATTGCTTACCACCGCTAATAAGGGAAGCGCACCACTCTGCAAACCCGCCGAACATAGGGACAGAGACAATTGGACTCAATGCCGCAGTCAATAAGAGGTTGCTCATGAAGTCATCCTCTTTGTCTTTGTCGCCAAACAAACCTGTAGCCAAGCCGTTGAAGAGACCATTAGCAAGAGCGGCAATAGTATAAACACGAAAGGCTCCCTGAAAAGCCTCCCAGAAAGGAACATCCTTTTTGCCTTGCATCATCACTAGGCCGAACTTGTTCATCACGTCAGACAAGAAAAGGAACTGGGCTTGCTCAAATGAGCTTCCACCTATCAAGTGGATAGCCTTAGCGGAGGTAGATAAAGGCTGTGCCGTCTGGTAGATGTTTTTGTTAAGCTCCCATCTTATCTGTTCATGCGACAAACCTCGATTAGCAAGCATGTGGGAGGTCAGCTGATTCGCAAAAGATATGCTCCACCAGTCAAAAGCCATAAGGCCGCTCATGCCCGCTTCCTGCCAATATCCCCATTGCGCTTGTTTTTTCAGGGGAATGCTTAATGCCTTATCGGCAAGCACACGGTCTTCCCATCCACGGTACTTACGTTCCTTCATTGCCTCCAAGTCACGAAGCTCTTCAAGGGTAAAACCTTTATAGTTCCCTCTTGTCACCTCTGCCACGCCTTTGATAATTTCCATCATGGAGAAGTTGCTACCAACGATAGGGTTGAACAAAGCCGCCCCAGAGCGCACCAGAGAAGCCAAGGAGAAAGCAATCCTTGTCTTAGCCAATACTTGGAACACTTTCCCCATTACCTCTGCCAACACGCTCTTTTGGGCATACACACGCCCCTCGTTGATGAAGTAATACAGGGCTTTGTTTGCCGCCTCGAAATTGGCTGGGCCTAATAATTTCTGCAACTGGGCGTTCGTGGTGGGATTAGCCCATACCCGGTTGTTGAAGTTTACCAGTTCCGAAGCTGTCATCCACCCCTCCATGATAGAGCTATAACGAAGATATTCCCCAAGAGGGTTTATTTCCAGAGAGAGCGCCGCCGAAGAGGGAGTGTTCCGGTGCTTTGCGTAAGAGGGCAAGCCCGTCCTTGTGACGTGTCCCTTACTGTAAGCATCCATATCCCCTTCTTGCATTGTATTATAGGCGGCAATATTGCGGGGCGTATAGTAGTCATCAAGGATAACCGTCTGGCCATAGTTCTCTGCCATGAACGCCCGTAGCTTCTCGCCCTTTTCCCGATACAGGTTCTGTAACTCGTCAGCAAGGTAAAGCCCATCCGGCCCAAGCAATTCCAATAGCTTGGCAATATCTTTTTCCTTCCTCGCAAGGTATTCTTCTTCAATGACTTCCAGATTGGATTCAAACTCTTCGGAAGTAATGGTTCCATCATCAAGGCTCTTGCTTAAGCCCTCCAACTCCTGTTGGTACTTACGATAGTTGCCGAAATCCATCCCCTTGTCTCCAAGGTTTTCTCTCAATACATCCAAGCCATCCTTCTCTCTCAATGTCTGATAGACTTTGACAAGGCCATACTTGGTTAGCTCATGCCCCATAAAGGGAATAGTTTTTGTAGAAAGCTCATCAAAATACCTTGGAGAGTTCTGCCCTGCAATCTCCATCATTCCACGCATGATGCGAATCGCATTGGACGTAGCCTTTTCTTTTTCTACCCCTCGCTGTTGCTCTGCGAATTGGACGTTGTTCTGCAAGAATGTCCCTATGTCCTTAAAGGATTTCATGGAAGACATCACTTCGAGGAGTTGTTGAAGGCTCATGAATTGCGTGAAGATTCTATCCAAAAAGCCCGTCCCCCGTTGGTCCCTTTCCATTACGGCTTTTCTAAGGGCATCACGATTCTTCTCTCCTCCTACTCGCTCATTGATTTTAGCGTTAAAGTCATTATAGAAGCGCTCAATACGTTCATTAACCTTTTTCCTGCGGAGTCGCCCTTCACGCTGTAGCTCCTTCAATGTCTTAACTGCTTCCGCAAGTTGCTGTGCATTGAGAGCATACTTATACCTTCCGTTAGGCATCTTCTCCCGATACAACGCACTACCAAACACCTCAAGGAGATTCTTTTGGTTTTCCAGATTTTCCAGTTCCAGAGTAAGTTCTTCTGTGGCAGGCTGGTTTTGAAGCTCGTCTATGGTGCTATCCAAGACTTCAAGCTGGGTTGCAACTTCGGAAGGAGACATAGCCATAACCTCAAGGGCATCCATAGTCTCCTCTCTGGCTTGTGCATCCAAAGAACGAGAGCGCCCCTTGGTGTCCTTAAAAGCATTCTCGGCAAGCCTTCGCAAGCTCTGTATGCTCTTACTGGCAAGCTTCTTCTCTGCCGCCGCCTCCGCTCTTTCCTCCTTGATGTCTTTCCTTATTTCCTTGGAGATTAAACCCCGGAGGAATTTCATTTCCCTGTTGAAATCCTTCTTGGCTTTAGCGTCCGCTTGCTCAACCCTCCTGTTTATCTCGTCCTGAATAATGCGCTCCAACTGCTTCCGGCTCGCCGCCTCCGCTCTTTCGTTCAAGGCCGCTACTGTGGCATCCAATGCAGTCTTCATGTCCGCATTAAACGCTTCGTTGCTCTTGGGATTCGCAAGCCTTTCGGCAAGCTGGTTGGAGATAAACTTCCGGCTACCGGAAGCCATTGCATTAGCGATAGAGAGAACAGAATTCAGTAACGCTTTCTGTTGTCCTCGTTCGGTCAGCTTCCCTTGAGAAAACCTTTCCGAAAGCTTTATCATGCTCCTCTGCAATTTGTGGAGCTGGCCTATAGACCTTTCCGATGCGCCATTGACTATGTTTGATATGGCTTCGTTAATTGTTCTTACAGAAGGAGTTACATCAATAGTCCCACGCCTCCTCACGGAAGGAAGGCTCTGGCCCATTGGCAAAATGCTTTCTCCGGTCGCACCATTGACAAGCTCTGCCATATCCTGACCGTCACGACGTTCGGCTATAGTCGCCAAAGATTTAGACCACTTGACAAAATCGGGAGAGACAATGCCCTGCTCAATGGCCTCTTTTATCAGAGCGCCTTCCGCAAAGACATTTCCTACTTCCGCTATAGCGTCCTTCTGCCACTCAAGGATTGTTTGAACATTGCCGGGCATTGCGGAAAACAGTTCCGGCGTTGTTGCCAAAGCCTTCCCCATATTCGCCAAATGTTCCTGCAACACAACGTCATTGCTCAAATCCCCTATCTCTTCCGCACTACGTCCCAAGAACTCCAAGTAATTCCTTACCTGTGTTTCAATGACGCTTCGAGAAATAACGCCGCTCTCCAAGTCGGATATTGCACGGGCGTGAATTATTTCTTCCAGAATATTGAGAGGATTCGCTTCACCCCTCGCAACAGCAATCGTGCCATCTCTATATGCAGATACAATTTCCAGCTCATTTGCTACATCTTCAATACTTACTTTCCCATCACGAAAACTCTGCAACAATTCCGGGTCTTGGTTAATTACAGCCAAAGCCCTAAGTCGTGCTATAGTTGCATTGTTGTCTTCTGTGGATTGGATTTTTGCTCGGAGTTCGTCAGGAGTATAGCTCTTTATCTTCGTCTCCTTGTCCACCCCTGACTCTATCTCTTCTTGGGCGAAAATATTTAATGCCCTGATAAATCCCGGATTTGACTGCAACGCTTGAGACATGAACGTCCCTGCGATTTCGTCTGTTACTGTGGTTACTTTTTCAGCTCCACTTACCGGGTCTCTCTCAACAATATTAAAGGTTCCGTCCCCGTTGTCGGATATCTCCGGCATCAGCTCAACATCCTTAAACCTCTCTGCATTCTTAGCTAAAAAGTTCAGGAATATCCCCGCTTGCTGGTTTGTTATTTGCACGTCGGGGCTTACCCGGTTATTGCGAAGGGCCGATATAAGCCTGTTTGTGCGCTCCTTGCCGTCTGGCATTTCGGCAATAGCCACAGCTTCCGATTCGGGTACACCATAAGCTTGAAGAGCCGAAGCGCTTCTTCCTACTCGGTTGATGAGGTGGTTAGCTTGATAGCCCCCAACAGCACCAATGGAGCCGCCAAGAATGGCTGTAGCCCCCAATAGTTCAGGGGATGTGAAGTCCAATGTTTCCCACCAGTTTTTAAGGGTGTTTTGCTGGGTAAGCTCAAACCCCGCAGAGCGCATTACATTCTCCAATCCAACATAAATTGGATCAGCAATGACTTCTTGGGTATATTCAGACAAAGCACCAGCCGCCGCACCTCTTACGGTGGCGGGAACTTTCCCGGCAACAGAGGCCATTTTCCTACCTGCCTCTGCCACCTTAATACCTTTGGAGGCCAAAGCACCAACGCCAAGAGTTACGTTTTCAAGGAGACCTTCCAAGGCCCCAACAGTAACACCATATGTCAATGCTCCTGCCCTAGAAGAATTCGTCCTATATGCCTCAAGACCTACCGTTGAACCATACACCATTGAGCCGACAGCTGTTCCTGTGGCGGCCATTGCTACAGGCCCACCCGGTGAAGCCAAAAGAGAGCTTCCGGTTACTGCCGCCACCTTCGGAACTTGGTCTGTCGCCGCCTTAAAAGCTCTCCCTATCCACGATGTAGGCATGTCTCGGCCCTGACGATATTCCTGCTGGATAGCCAACGCAAGGCGTTCTGCTTGGGCGCTATCACCTCCTCCGTCAACCATGAGCCTAGCAAAGCGGGAGACATCAGAGGCGGTGTCGTCTATGGCTTGGGTGAGCCAAGTCCTGTCGTCTTTGGGCAACATGTAGGGAAGCATCTGAATGGCTAGAGAGAACGTCTCTCCTTCCCCAAGCTTCAACAACCTGTCTGCCATTTTATTCCAATCCAGCTCTCCGCTCTCTATGTATTCGTCTTTAATCCATGAGACGGAGTTATACGCACGCTGGTAAATGTATTTAAGCGCAGGTTCTTGGTTGAAAATGTTTTCCGCATACAGGTTTAGATTGCCTTCCAAGCTGTCAATTGCTTTCTGGTAATCGCCTCCTGTTTCTATAAAGGAATCGAAAAATCTGGTAGAGGCTTCATTGTATGCTGTCTCCTCATCCTTGTTCCTTTGAAGCTCTTGAGCGTATTTGCTGACAACTCCGTGCATGGAGTCGGTTTGATAATGCTTTTTCAGGAGTTCTAGTGCATACCCTTTATCCATCTCCCCTTCCGGGAAAAAGTTTTCAACAATGCGATTGAAAACATATTTGTCTCGCATAAACTGCGGGGCATTATTGAAATCCCTAATTTGCTCAGCACTAAGTATTTTTTCCAGCTTATTGTTTGTTACATCTTGTGCAGGAACATCCCCAAACAAGCCTGTTGTTGGATTGATATACCTAGTAACCGAATAAACTATATCTTCGTTTCTTTTTATCTTCTCACGATACCTCTCATACTCCGGGTCTATACCATTTGCTTGCAGTTCCTCACGCAATGTCCCTACGGCATCTAAGGCTTCTCGTGGAGTAGTAGGAAGCAAGCTAGACGACATCCTTAAATAATCGTCAAGCTTTGTGCGAATACTTCTCTTGTTTCTTAAAACCCCTTCAATTTGTTCAGAAGAGTAAGCTTGAGGATTTGCTTCTAAATCCTCTTCTGTTATTTCAGGTTGCTCCTTATTAGAAGCGAGGCCCGAATTCATTTTCTTTATTTCATCCAACAGGATAGAATCTTCGGGTTGTTCTGAAAGCTCTTCCATGATTTGTTTATAAATTATTCCAATAGGAAAGCAATGCACAATAAATTCCCTGCTCTCCTTGTGCATCTAATCCAGCTTTCGCCGCTATCGCTTTGGCCGAAATCATAGCTTGCACATCCATTAAATCTTTGTGTGGAGCTTGGAGGAAAGATTCATCTGCTACGATAAATCCTTGAGGGGGCGCCCCGGCCCGTTTATATATGCTCAAGTAGTCTTTCTCGTTTGTAATGAAAGAGTTACTTCCGGCCCAAACAATAAAAGCACCATTAGTCGGAATATCTATAGAAGCTTTATTCGATATAGCCGACACTCTAACGTTGTTCGGAATAAATGTCGCCTTTCTTTCGTCTCTGTCTTGCTGTCCAGAAGGATAAACAGAGGCAGAAGATAATGGGTCAATACTGCTGATATTATTCCGGGAGAACGCCTCTTCTTGTGCGAAAAAAACAAGCTCATAAAGCTCTTGTCCGGTAGGAGATTTCCCATTGTGTTCTGCCCTATATTCAGCAATCTTATCAGAAAGGACGGAACGAACTTCGCTTTTTATCTTTTCTTGCAGGAACAGATTGTTCGAGTCCGGCACATACTCCATTACCGCATACCTGCCTTTTGCCGTTTTCGGGTCTAGGTATGTCCTGCTTTTGTCTAAGAAAAACTGGTTCTTCCTCTCTTTGAACTGGGTATTAAACTCTTCCTCCGTCAAATAAATCGGAGTAGTCCCTCCTTGAGTTCCGGTGTAATCCGCTGTCTTGGTCAGAGGTAGTTGGCCGTTATCCCAAAACTTCTCTACCAACTTGTCAGCCTGATTGAACGTTTCCGGGGAAATCTTTTGTGTTACAAGCTTGAGCAATGAGTTCTTGTCGCTGGTGCTGAAATTCATCCGCTCAAGAAGCCGTTCAGCTTGGGAGAGGATGTTGGCCTGTCCCTCTGGCGACTCTTTGTGATAATCCTCTGAAAGCTTGACTGCCCAATTAGACATGGCCGCAAACTGCATTGGAGTCGGCTCAACCTTGGCGCTCATGGTCTTCTTCATGTTGAGGAGGTTGACATATTGCTGGGTCGTCAGCTGGTTGGTGTCCAATAGCTTTTTGGCGACATCCATCTCAAACTCTTCCGGGTTGAACAAAAACTTCTGTACGAGAGAATCGTACGATTGCTTTTGAATCATGCTTATCCGGCCCTGCGCTTGGTTCAATGCGTACTGCTGTTGCTCGTAGGTCAATTCACGACGCTGTACAGCGCCATCCCTGTTCACCTCTTCCAGCACACCCCAAGGATTCCTCAATGTTTCCTGCTGGATGATGTCTTGTGTCTGGGCTTGAACAATTCCATTCTCATTCAACATCTTTTCCGCAGGTGTTAGGTAGGGGCTTTTATTTATCTCCCTAGCCAACCCGAAATCCCTGTTGGCCACAGCAATCTTGAACGCCGCATTAGTTTCGTCTGCGGCCATCTTTGATATTCTGTCTGCCGCCATCAGGCCCACCTTGTTCTTCTCCTCTTTCAGCAACAGGTTGAGCCTTTCATTGGACAACATCTGATTGCGCCCAACATAAAACGATTTGGCATACTTGTTGTTAATCTCTGCCACCCTTGATGTCATCTCCTCCGTATAGGCGTCCAGCCAAACCGCAGGATTGTTCATCGTGCTGGGGTCTTTTTGAAGCTGATTGAAAACCTGTGTGGAAGCTTCCATGTACTCTGCCTGCATGCGCCGTGACTGAATACTGTCGTTCGTTGTCTCGACTTCCGCTTGCGCCTTCGACCACATTGTGAGTCCTTCTCCAAGGTCGCCAAGCTCCTTTACTCGGCTCTCTTTGTCGAACTCATTTCCAATAGGAACATATCTGGCCGCATCATAAGTGGAGCGCAAATAACGGTTTGAAGGAGAAGGCAACAACCCCTCCTTGTTCGCACTACTGACACCCAGTCTTATGTCTCTAGTATCGTTGGTCGCCATGATTAAAATAACCCTCCTATGGATGAACCTATCTTAGAACCTATCGCCATTCCGGTGGGGCCTCCAAAATAAGCTCCCACACCAGAGCCAAGTAGTGAGCCAAGGAATCCACCGGAGGAGCGCTTGCTAGCCTTCCGGGCTTCGCTTGCCCGCCAATCAGCAACGCTTGCTTGATACATTGTGTTCTGCCTCTTTTGTTCCGCTTCCACCCAAGCATCAGCTATTTGTTGCTCGAACTGGCTCATTGTCGCCTGTTGTACAGCGCCTATGGAACCGGAAGTCGGGGCGAAGCCTGTCCTGACTGCTGACACCCTTTGCTGGGCTAGGTATTTCGCCTGATTCCCTCGAAGGCGAGACATGTTTATTCCGGCAATCCTGTATGCCGACTCGGCTTGATTCCTTAACGCCTGTGCCTGATTCTCATAACTGGCGACATAGTTGGCATATGACCGCTTCTTGCTCAAGGAAGACGACACATCCGAAAGAACACTACCAAGTCCTTTAAGCGTCGCAGAGTTGAAGCCGAACGGGTCAAACGTGTCATCCCATGCTATTTTGTTGGGACTAGACTTCTCGAACCCAGCTGACGTATCTATTGAAGCCGTTGATGATAAATAACTTGTGTTAGGGTTATATGTCGGCGGCTGGGGCATTTCAGGATAACCTATCTGATAATCAATATCATACAGGCCGTTCATTGGCTCCAATCCAGTCAACGAAGGTAGGAGCGCATTCGTAACACCAGTCGTAGGGTCTGTCCAAATTTCGTTGTAAGCTGGCTCTGCTATTTCTGTTCCACCCCAGAGTTGACCATTAAGAATGTCGCTTCCCCACATCCATGAGGGGAAGCCTGTCAATGGCAACAAACCATCTGCGGTTAGGCCGCCTGTGTCAGCTAATGATAGTGGAATCATACAGAATATACGCCGCTAATACGTTCACCTTTTTAGCATCATCTAAGGAAAAGTACAGTCTTGTATCTGTAGAGCTTTGTCCACTCAATACAATATGGTCTCTCCCGTTAGACAAGTTTGTTGATACCGACATGGAAGTGCTCTTTTCCATAGCTATCGGGGCATCATAGTCCAATGCCTGAACTGTGGCCTGAATCCTTGGCGCACCATAAGCCAGACCGTCATCACTAAGGAATGAAGATGAAGGAGTTACGTCGTTGCTCTCATCCCGTGATACTTGATACCTAAGTTGGCTAATCTTCGTAGTGGTCGCAGGAATGACATAATTATTGGCATTCCCCATTGGCATTGAAATAAACTCCGAAAAGATATGAAGCCCAAAAACAAAGTTTGGAAGAGTCGATGAGGTGCTGGACGGGGGAGTAATAAATCCGCTGTTCCCGGCTTGGCCAATATCGTTTTCAATTTCAGACTTAACATTAAATACGATTTGGCTCTGGGAGAACAAGCCTTCACCCTCCGGTGCTTGCTGGTAATAAGAATAATTATTATTTACCTCATTGCCGCCAAAGCAATAGCCTGTGGTTGTTTGCCCGTTAGCTGAAATGATGTCCAGATATACAGGCTTGGTTTCGTCCCACTCTATCTTGGGTGTAGTAGCTTTAACTCTCACATCCATGTATGGGAAATATCCATATTCCACATCATGGCCGGCCTCGTTAAAGACTGATAACTGCAAAATCTGTTCTGCACCTTCCCATGAGGAAACCGATGCCGAAGAGAAGTAACACCTTATCTTCTGGTTTGCCTTCAACACCAAACCTAAGAAATAGAACTCAAGGATTGGCAACTGATTTTTGTCGTCAGGCAACAATATCGAGTTAATAGAGCAAGTAAGGAATTCTTGCGTCTCTGCGTCGAAAACAAACATCCTGAACGGCCCTTTGGTTAATACCTCTTGAGAAGGGTCGTACATGTTCTCAAAAAGGAAAGATTCTATCTCAACATCACTCCCACTAGCGACCGGATTGTTGAAAATAGCAGACTCATCGAAGGAAAAAGAAAATCTTGATATCCAGCTTTGAGTTGTAGGGGTTTTGGCCTGAACTGTGAATTGCGAACTATTTGTGTTTTCCTTGAAGTAGCCATTTACAATTAGAGTGTTAAGAGCATCTGTGTCGCTCGTCTGCCCTGTGGAGAAGTTGTTCCATGAATTGTTTACAAAACCTCCATAAGCCATAGCATCTGTGTCGCTCGTCTGCCCTGTGGAGAAGAAGTCAACACAAGGATTGCTGTCCTCCATATAAGAGAGGAAGTGTTGATTGGCGTTTACGAAATCGTTCTCGCCTTTGCCTTTTACGGAAACTATCAATCCTTCTTCGCCTTTTACCGGGTTATTGTAACAGCATACCTGATTTATGAAGGCTCCTTGAATATCGCATTGGAACCAGCCATTGATGTCCTGCACCCGGTTATACAGCAACCCTAAAAGCCTTCCGTCGCCAGTAGTACCCCACCAGATTGGGTCAGGGTCTTTCTGAATCGAATGAGAAGTAATCCCATAATCAAACAAATCGGATGCCATAATCGTCACATCTTCCGATGTGTAGCCATCAATCTGGAAAGAGTAGATTGACTGGATAACGCCCTTTTTGTCTCTAGGAATAAAAAACAGGCTCTCCGTCATCAGTTCCCCTTGCGCCACAGAAGAACCCCATCTGGATTGCTCTTTAATAATGGGTACAGGATTGCTTGAGTCGCTGTCGTTCAGCACCCATTCGCCAATGTCTGTTCCTACTATCAAATCCTTAGAGGAAGACAACCATTGAATCTTTTGGCTCTGGTTCGCGCCTATCGTCAAATCCCAGCCGGAATCTGCCATGTCGTCCACAGAGAACTCATTATACCTGTCAACACGGGAAGCCCATATTGTTTGGGGTTGGGCCTTGGTTGAAGCCAATATCAGCCGCCCATTACGCAACGCTATGCAGGAAGGATAGCCTTTTTCTACAGAGAAGGCACACTTGACTAAATCGTTAAACTTGGCCGAATAGTAGTCGGTGCTACTGACATTGGTTTGAGTCAGCTGGTAGTTGCCACGACCAAACAAGGAATTAAATGTTTTGAATATGCCATCCAGCACAGGAGCATACATCATTGGCATAATGGTCAGGTTTTGGAATACCGTCGCATCTGTCGTTGTTGAAGTAAGCCTCTTTTGATTAGGCCACACGGCAAAGGGAATGTCTGTCTGATAAACACCACCTCCATTATCAACCTCAATGGACTGGCCAGCATCACCAGTATCGGTGGACACGTTTCCGTTCTCATCAATATAAACAAGCCCAACAAATACGCCCGGAGTGTTGCTTCCCGACATGCTAAGCTTCCTCGGCTGTGAGAACCAGTTATTGTTGATTCGGAAGACTGTGTAGCCGCCGCCAGAAGGATAGCCTGAAAAGACCTTGCTGTTCTCCAAATAACTTACAAGAACCCCTTTGGTTGTCGCCACTTCTGCGTCTGTGCTAAGAGTCCAGTCGCCTCGAACGTAGCGGCACACAATATTAGCCATGCGGAAAAAGTTAATGGGGATTCCAACGTTGGTGCCAGTAGCGAAGTTGTATATGTTCCCATTCAATACGCCGTCCGTTTTGTTCATCAGGCAGGAGCCGATAACAATATCCCCCGGAGTATATTCTTTTAACCACTCGGCAATTCGAGTCCCGTCGTTGCCTGTTAATTGCGAGACGGAACCATCAGAAAGGAAATACCTGTCCCCAAAAACAGCGTTGATAGTGTTTAAAGAGACGCTGGTGTCCTCATAGACGTAATAGGGAATATCCGGGTATGTCTCATGGTTCCTACAAAACATGGGACTATCAGGATTAGTTCCTTGGCTTTTATCCCTTATATAGTAGTCGTCGCTCTTGGGATAAGTCAGGAAGTCCATTGTTGTCAACTTGAAGCCGATAACAGCTTTTTCCTGATAAATCTTTTCGTTGCCCTGATATATCTGTTTAATCGGGGAAAAGGCATTGTTGTAATGCTCAATTTTATAATCGTTCCTAGCGAACACTTTCGACGTGTCGCCAAACATTTGAGCCATTATCAACGAAGTCCTGTGGTCATTGCTGTTGAAGCTTTGGGTTGGAACGTCTCCCTGACCATAATTCACCTTAATACCAATGCCACTATATCCGGTTCCATCTTTAAACGACTCCTTGAACGAAACATAGCTTTGGGCGGCGTTTAATCCTCCCGGAGTCCCACCAACGCAAAAACTGGTGACGGCCCCAAGAGAGCTGTCAATCTCAACCTCGGATGATGAGTGAGCATAAAGACCTAGCGTGCCGTAAGAATTGTTGCAACCAATGCTGGCATACAGCTTACCTCCCCGCCATGTCAGGAAACAATAATAGTTGATAGGAATATTTTGATTGAAGTCGGAGAAAGCAACAACCTGTCCAGAGCCAATCTCTATATCCTCCAAGGAATGTTCCACACCGGATGAGTCAGTAATGGCCCACTTCATGTTGTTTCCACTACCGCTAAAACCAAAGCTGATAGATTTGTTGTCCTTGAAGTTTAAGGTAAGGAAAGGATTCGTTTTAGCATTGAGCTTATCAACACCATACAGGCCAAAACAAAGCGAGTTTTTTGTGGAAATGTTTAAGTGCGAAGACGTGTCAAACTCCACCACGTACTGGTTGTCAGCCATAGAAATATCAGGCATTTTCGCCTGTGTGGCTGTCCTTGTTAATTCCAGCGGGAAGAAGTCGGGATGCACTATCCACATTTTGTCGTTTTGGGAGACATACTTGATTTTCTCCAAGTCCGTGTCCCAAAAACGCCCATGCCTCTCATTGCCAACATCAGCCGTCCATCCGTTGATGCCAGCCTGAAAAACAGAATCTATCTCAAGATTTACCTCCCATTTCCTTGTCTCGTCTCCAAAATACCCGCATTGGTAAATGGTTGCGAAGGGAGTACAACCACCGCTCTCATACTTGTTATCAGAGTGGACGCAAACAATGTATTCCTCGTTGTTGGTGCAAGGAAATTTCAATATCCGAAAAGGATTCTTGAATGCGTCAATCACACCAAAACCCGGTCGCCTTTTTAACATACCAAACTGCCGAGGAATAAAGTTCCTCATCAATGAACAACTCGTCTGGTATTTCTGCATGTCAACTCGTGGGGTGAAGTTCTCGGAAACCTGCCCCCCGTTGAAGTTGAGTTGCATTTGAAATTGCCGGGTATTTGAGGCCATATGTCTGGAAGGTTTTTAGTTTAATCGGGAATGTAGGTATAAGAGCCTTGGTAGGGTGCTGTCGTCCCGAACGGATAGCGGCCCCAAGTGGACTGGCTCATGAGCTTGTTGCGGTAGTTAAACCTGCCTCCCGTGTTGTTGATGAAGTCGTTGTCCCGCATCCTGTGCAACTCCCTCTGGTACATGTCCGCTATCATGTTATAGAGTTCAATGTTGTTCGTGATGCGTACACACGTAAGATAGGCCCACCTGATTCCTATGAGCGGTTTTAGCTGGTCAGGTATGCCTTGAAGCGTTGTTCCGTCTGTGGGGGCGGCAATGTAAACCAGCCTCAACTGGTCAACGTTTGCCAAGATGAACTCTCCCTCTATCTGCACAAACTGCGCCTGAATGTTCCAAGGCTCTCCATTCACGGATATGATTGTCACCAAGTCGTCAGGCTTCGGGAAAGCATTGTGATAACCAAAGGCCGCCACCTCTGTGGGTGACGGCTCAATGATTACCCTTTTCCGGGCGAAGTTCCATTCGCCATCAATCATGACATCTTGAATAGCGAATGGAAGATATGCCTCTAATGCCTGACCTTCTACTGACTTTTTCCCCGTTTCCGGGTAGCTTTGGATTTTGTATTGGCCTAACAACCCCAAGGCATAATTAGCAATATCTAGGTCAGTCATTGTTTTTTCAGATTAGGGGATAACTAAGTCCATAACGATTACAAACTGCTTGTTGGCCGTAATAGCCGCAGAGTTGGTAATAGTCAGAACGAAATCATATTTCTCCTTGAGAAGAGCATATGTTGCCGCAGTACCGTTGATAGGTACACCATTATCCACCAAGAACTGGGCAGGGTCCCAGAGAACCTTATTTCCAAAACTGGTGGTGGAAGTAAGCCGAACGATTTCACCTGCGGTTGTGGTTACAGCAAGTGCCGGAAGAGAAGGAACACCACCATTAACCTTGTCCCCACGCTTATCGTGGACTTCTAGGCCCAAGGTGAGACTTCCTGCACCAATCCCGTCATGCGTACACGCAATCGAGGAGACATCAATCACTACTCCCGGAGGAAGAGGGATGTCCATAATGGTGGAGGAAGAGGCGGTTGCCGCAGTCCCAGCCTTGTAAACGATAGTCTTTTTCAGCACCTGCCCACGCTGTAGCTGTGCGCTCAAATAGGGCGGCATACCAGCTTCCACTTGGGTTTTAGCCAAAGAATTTACAATAGCCATATATTATACTCCTTCCTTTGTTTGATTAGAAATTACCGCTTGAACCAGAAACATCAATTTTAAGCACACCCTTGTCTTCAATTCGGGTCGCACCCATTGCGATTTCGGAGTACGTCTGCCATACATACTGGTTGGTCGGAAGTTCCTCAATCCGAACGAACAGTTCTTCCAGCACGCCAAACGCAACAGAGTTCATCGTGAAGGCAATGAGGGTTCGCACATTCGCCGTGGATGCACCAGCGGTCGGGTCGGACGCAGTACCAATCGGACGGGAACCGAACGGAAGCATGTCCGCAGTCAGCGCAATGAAACGCACGCCAAGCACGTTGTCAATGTAGCCGCTGGCAATCGGACGCTGGTCGGAGTAAAGGATGTTCGTGAATTCATTGATGCCGTAGAGAGCCGCAAGCTCTTCATGGGTACAAAGGATTACCATTTCAGGGCCACCCAAATCCTGACGTTCCACGTCCTGCCCCAACACGTTACGCATGCCAAAGATAGTCTTGGCTCGTACAATCTTGTCAAAGGTCAGGCCGGATGCCGTATAGGTTCCGCTCTGCACGTAGCCAACAGGAATCGTGTTGGCCTTTTCGTTGAAGGCAACGGGGATGTCGCCATTCTCGCCAGTCCACGCAGTACCAATAAGGCCCTCAACCGCCACCAAGTCACGGCGACGTTGCATTTCCATGCGCTCTGCGTCCACAATGCGGGGAAGCGGAGAGTCAATGGTCCCTGCCTGTTGCATTTCCGTGCGGGAAATCTCATGAGTGGACTTGAAGATTTTGGTTTTAAGCCACCGCTGTCTGAACTCGGCCTGTTGCGGGTTGGTCGCGCCATACAGGTCGGTGATTTGAGTGGAGCTTACAGGGTCAATGATTTGGAACCTGCGCTGTCGGGAATTCATGCCGTAAACCCTCATGAAACGCTCCGTTCTAGAGCGCATCTGCTGAACAGCCGCATAAATCATGGGCGTGTACTCGTTTACAGCAAGCGTCTGGAAGTTTCCGTAATTTGCCATAATTTAGTTATACTTTTAATTCTTACCGTCAAAATGGGTTCGACAGGTGTCCTTAAAGTAGGGCTGTTTAATGAGGAAGACGGCTGTCCTCTTATACTATGAGTGTTAAAGCAAGTGTCCAAACGGGTTGCCTTTAAGAAAACAAATGCACAAACTTTATGAAAAAGCAAACAAAAACAGAGGGGGTACGCTATGCACAAACGTACCCCCTCCTCATTTATCCCTATGTTATCGCCTTTTCGCTCTTATTGAATCATGCAATCACACTACTGTTTCACAACAGCAAGCGCAGTATGCAACACACGACGAGAGATTGCAATAAAAAAATGCCCGTTGGAGGAAAGAACACAACATAAGAACCTCCAACGGGCATTAGCATTTTGTTTTTGGTGTGAGACAAAATACGGAGAAAAAAACTCACACCATCACAGGGACTATTAAACCCTTACGGCATGGTGCATGCAAGCATAATTTGCTTCACCATTTGATATTTTTGTTCGCAAGGAGCCTGTGGTACAGCTCTCGTGCGTCATGAGGCATTTGGTTTACCGAGCCATACTTGTTAATCAACCCCATGATTTGCTCCTTAGCGTCAGCCGCAGAAGCCTTCATGAATCCGGGGACGGGCATCGTTCCGTCCTGCATGCTGGAAACCTTGTCAAACAACGCAGAAAGGATGAAGGGATTGTTCAGAGCGCCCGCCATATCAGGGGACTCAATGTCAATCCCTGCCCTCACAAGGCCGTCCTTGAGCAAGTTGAAGTTGCGCTCATACAAGCCTCCCCACTCCGCTTGGAAGTATTTCTTAGCCTCTTTTGCCTGTTCTTCGATTCGCTTGGCATTAGCCTCATTCAGCTTGGCCGCATACCGTTCCTGAAAACGAAGCAACTCCTGCATCGTGTCGGCAGGGATGTTATGCTCATGGGCAAACTGGGCAAACTCTTTAAACGACTCTGCGTCCACCGTCTCTTTGTATTCGTCAGGGACTTGGTAGTCTTCCGCTTTTTCAGGAACACCCAAATGCTCACGCCATGCCTTCTTCTGCTCGTCAGTAGCATCGGCTCCGGGGCGTGTAACCTGTTCCGACTTTTTACCAATAAGCTTGTTGGCATTAACAAAGCCTTTGATTAAGTCATTGATATTGTTATACTTATTGGACAAGCTCTCGCCTCCCTCAAAAGAAGAAGCCCACCCTTCCTTAAACGTGCCGTCTTTGTTTACAATGCTGTCAACAGTAAATGTCTCGGCAGGTTTTTGGGTTAAGGAAGGGTCGCTCAATGACATGGTTCCCGGCATCTTAGTTTCCTGTGTGGCCGGAGGTTGCGCCTGTTGCGTGGCGGGCTGGGTGGTTTCAGTTTCGCTCATATAATGCTTCGATTACTTCAATTAGTGCGTTTATTCCTTCAATATAGAAGAGTTTGTTCTCGTTGAATCCTGCCTTCAATGCGTCTGGAAGCTTGTACTTGCTTCCTCTGGCAATCGCCTTGAGGACGAACAGGATGTATTTGTCCGGGTCGGAATCCAATACTTCCTTGGCTTTGTCATACACCTCCTTGGGAATCCTTACCGTGTCCCCAAGAAGGCTGGTGATTTCTACTGCGTCCGTGTTTTTGTCTGTTTCCATGATTAAATCAGATTCATGTCTTTGCTGGCCGCTCCAAGATTCTTCTGCACTTCCGAGAATGTCTTGGCATTAGCCATCTGGTTTGCCTCGTCTTGAGCCGCTTGGCGTTCTCTCCTCATCTGTTCCACCTTCGCCTCCGTCCTAGAGTACTTGGGTGACAGGCCAATATCAAGCATGCTCCTTCGGAAAATATAGTCAGCATTCACAGAGTCCAGAACGGTCGGGTCGATTTGTGAAAGAGGAATGACTACCGTTTGCAGGAACTCCGTAAACAAGGTCGGCTGATGCCTGTCCAAAAGAATCTGGAACGGCGTGCAGAACTGAATATGATAATCCCTCAAAGGACGGACATAACCATGTTGCACCAGCGTGTTGTAGCAAAAGTCCACCAAGGGTTGCAGGAATTGCTCAATCAACCTCGTATAAGCCGTAGAGCTGATACGTGCCGAATAAGACTCAATCATCTGCGCTACTGTGGCTTTCATGTATTGCGGGTCCTTCACCTGCAACAGCGGCATAAACAAATTAACGTCACATGCCTCATTGATGACACGCTCGAACCGCTCAATTTGCCATTGACAGTCAGAGGTTTGTGAAGCCTGTTGGAACAAGGGCGACGGCCTTGCCTGAATGTTCAGCGGGTTAAAGGTTGTCACCTCCCCTGCACCATAGCCAATGTTCCCTTGGAAGCCTTCGGGTACAAGCATCGGCGGGAAAATCTTCTGTTGAGCCGCCTCTGCCAACGCTTTCAGGCAATTCACCAACTCAATCTGGTCTGCCAAGGAAACCTTCCCAAACCCATACCCATACGGGCTGTTGGGCAAGTCAAAACAGTTGCAACAAATGACAGGACAGTTCTTGAAGAATTGCTCAAGCAATACGTCGCCTGTTGCATCGTACACGGAACGAAGCACCCACTCCTTGCCGTCTGCACGGGCAATAAGCCCTTCGTCCCCGGTGCGCTCCACTCGCTCCAACAAATGGAACACAAGGTAGTTGTCCGGGCTGTTAGAGTTGGCCATGTATTTATCCTTCACCGTTTGAGGCAAATTCTTTTCCGGGAACGTGGCTACAATGTCTTGGTTTCGCATCCAGTCGTCCCAACAGAACATATTCATCCGGCCAAATTTATCTTTGTCCACCATGAATGTCCCAACGGGAATTGAATAAAAGCTAAAACCTCGCTTCCTTGTGTCCCACTCTGCCCAAAAAGCGCCAATGCCATAAGCCGCCCTGTCCCAGAAGAAAAGCTCGCTTGCCGTGTGCAGGTTGCTGTTCCTCATGAACATGGACACAACCCTAGCCGTCTCGGCATATTCGTCGTCAACAGTGCTTGTCACCAGCTCCCTGTCTGCCGCTTTCGCCAAGGGCGTAAAGGTGAACCACTCACTAGCTTTGGGCATTACAAGCTCATGCTGGCCTGTTGCGTTCAGCCTCAACGCACGCTCAAGAGTCGTGTCAATATATCCCTCATTATTAGGTGTGGATTCCTGTACAGCTCCATTCAGGTTAAACCGCCTGTCTGGCTCTACAAACTCCGCAACTCGTTGCCAGTTAGACACATATCTCTGTCTGTACGAATAGAGTTGCTCCCTCTTCTGCTTTGGACGCTGGTTGTTGTACAACATATTACTGGCCTAAAAAGCTTTTACCAATGCCGCCTGTTCCCATCCCTCTGGATGCAACAAACGTATTTGAGAAAGAACTCCTGCGCCTGTTTGCCTCCGACTGGCTCCTTACTGCCTCCTGTTGCGTCTCATACGTCTCTACAGGTTTGGGGGCCTCCGGTGCCTTGGTTGACTCGCCTTTACCCTTGCTGGCAACACGATCAGCCGCACCACCCAAGGCCGCACCGATTGTAGTCCCCACGCCGGGCGCAATGATTGTTCCTACTACTGCTCCTACTGCGCTTCCTACTCCTGACATTTTTTACTCCTTAGTTTAAGTTTTATGTATAAGTCCAACTCCTTACGTGAGTAAACATACAACTTTCCTCTCCTATGTCCACTACCAAATTGAAGGTGTGTGCTTGCCTTTAAGTGCTTTAAAAAGCCAACATAGTCTCCAATACCCAAAAAAAAGAAAAATCCATTGGCCTCATCATAGTCCACAGCGCTATCAACAATATGCCTTGTCCGAAGAAACTCTGACTCCATGCCCCACACACGAACCTCCTCCGGGTCGATGCGGTAGTAGTGTCCCAGCACAAGCCCGCCTCCGGTATAGAGGCGCACGCCTCCCTCGTGAAGCTTCCATGCCTCACTCAACCCCATACCTGCGTCCCTCCTTAACACCTTGTCAGATTCGGAAAGAACGCTCAAACCGTCCTCGCCAGTTATGTACAATGTTTCGCTCACGATGATATTTCCCAAATGTACATGTTATTCCGGCCTTATAGTCTTGGATTGTTGGACCTTGCACAAGCAAATTGTTCATTTTCGCCTCCGCTACATACCTCAACGGGTCTGCCCAATGGGACGCATTGTCATGCACAATCTCATTCTTAAATATGCCTCCCTCGCTTACCTCTGGCTTGCACCTGTAGCTTAACCAGTAGCTATACGCCCTGCCTGTCCCCTCCACGTCAAACCGGAACAGGTCAAACATCCCCAAAAGGTAATTGATGCCTATCCATTTGTCTTTCGATTTCGGCAACAACTGTATGCCCGGCAACCCCGCCTCCTGCCACATCTGCGCCTGTGTCATCCCCGTGTCCGTCATGTACCCGCCGTCATGCGGAAGGAAGTTTGCTTGTAATGTCGGATATTTGCTTTTGAGCCTTGTTACACGCTCTGCTACACGTTCGCTTGCATGCAACCCGCTGTCCAACTCCAATACGTTGATGAAGGGGCCGTCCAGCTGGAATACAAGGTTAATTGTGTTCAGCGGCGCTCCCAAGTCCCATGTGCAATAACACGGCTTCGTTTTATCGTAAACCAAGTTCCTGAAAGCCCCCTCCTGCATGGCCCTGTCCAACACCGCCTCCAAGATAGCCCCCTCCATAGGAACCTCAAAAGCCTCTTCCAAGGTCGAAGGGTATTCCTCATTCATTGACACCCCGTGTTGCCTTTTGGCCTGTTGCCACCAACGCTTTTGCTCCTCGGTTACAACAATCCCGCTCTTGCTCCTAAGCGTCTCAAAATAACTCTCTGTGGCCGCATTTATCGCCTCTCCCCCCTTCGATTTGTTGTTCTCGTCACTCCACCACGGCAAAAATACCACATGGAAATCTTTATCCCCACGCTCCTCCTCCGGCACGCTCAACGCATTCATCACGTTTTCGTAGAATACCCCTCGCTTCCCGCCTCGTACCGTCGTCTCTACGAATATAAAGCCGTCCTTGGCCGCAGGGAATGTGCCGTTTACTATTTCTGCCGCTCGCTTCGGTTCGCTCGTCGCTATGGTACCAAGCTCTGATATGTGAGCAAAACCAAGCCCGCTACCTCGGAAATATTTACCGCCAACTATCTCGCTGGCCCTCCTCCCTGTCATCTTCACTATGATGCGGGACTGGAAATAGCTTATCTCAAACAACCCCGGCAATTTCCGCTTCAAACTGTCCAAGGCTACCTTCACAATGTCCGTCAGCTTTTCCTTTGCGTCTCCCAGCGTCCTGTCCACCAACGCCAGTTTCCACCCCTCCTCAAAAGCCGCCATGTCTGCCATCATCACTCCTATCGCCGTAGAACACCCCTGACGCCTACTCTTTGGTATCAAAAAACGACGCTTCCCCTCACAGTAACACGCACGATGCAACTCCTCCTGAAACTTCCTCGGCTTGTATGGTATAATGTTCCCGTCCGTGAGTTTTATCTCATACAAATGCGATATCCTCCACATCGGGTCTTTCAACAACTTGGCTATCTCGCTTACTTCCATAACTAACGGTTAAACTTTAGCAACGCTTCCGCTTCGCTATATATCTGCTCCTCTACTGCATCCTCAACTAGCCTGCACCTCACAACGTCCCAAACCTCCGTGTTATACTTCCTCCTAGGCAACGGCAGGTCAAACACTTTCGCCTCCGATAACAGGCACGACGCTTCCTTCTGTACCCCTCCTGCCATCATCCCTCGGTAGTACATGTAAGCGTATTCAGGCTTCCGCTTCCACCTTTGCCCACTCCTGTCCTTCTTCCCCTCCCTTACCAAAAACTTGTTCTTGCTCCTCAATACCCACACAAATCCCTCTGCCTTCTCGTCAACACCTCCCCTTTCGGGGGCCATTACGATGCTGTCAATAAACTCTCCTACTGCCTCTTTGTCCATTGCCTCCTCACTTTCCTCTTGCATAGGCGTCCACTCCTTTCGCTATTGCTTCCGCTATTTCCTTTGGCCGCCTCCTCATTACCTCTGCGTCCTCCGGGTTGCTTATAAAACCACACTCACACAATACAAACGGCATCTTCGTTTTCCTCAATATCGCAAGGTTCGCTCGCCCCTGTACTTTGTTTGCCCTCCCCGGCAACAATACACACAGCTCTCCTGCTATCGCACTCGCCAGCCGTGCCCCTTTTACGCTACTCGGATAAAAGCATACATGCGCCCCATGAGGCTCCGGGTTCAATACTTCCTTGCCTCCTACAATTTTACTGGCGCTGTCGCAATGCAACGATACTCCTGCCTCGTACCCAGACGCATTCGCCGCCTTTATCGTTTCGTTCAAGTCTGCCGCATTGCTCATCCTCGGAAAGTCCAACACCAATACCTCATGTCCAAGTTTTCCCAACTCTTCCACCAGATAGCCCGCTACTACGCATGATACCTCATGCTCTTCCAACCCATTCCCTTCCGCTCCCGTCTTCCGGGCATGCCCTATATCTACGATTATTTTCATACTTTCCCTTTGCTGGGCATAGGCCGTCCGGGACGTAGCGGTTCGCGCACCACGCCTCCTCGCCTCCACCCAACTTCTATTGTTTGTTTGTTATTTGAGGATGCCTCTTGCACCGGACGTTTTAAAAAAAACTTTACTCTTCCCCTTGCGCCGCCGCCCAAAGGTCTTCCAATACCTCTACTGGCAATACCCACTCCTGATATCGCCCCTCCACGTCATGCTCGCTGTCCTCCCCTCGCCACCTTGCCATTGCCTCCTTGCTCGGAAACAAATGCAGTTCCAACCCTCCTTCCTTCTTCTCTTTTACCATTATTCCTACTTCTTTTTCTTTCATAGCTTTCACCTTTCCTCTCCTTTTCTCTTCGTCCTCCTTACTACGGCGTCTCCTATTTTCTCTACCCCTCCTACCATCAACACCCTCCGCCTCTTTATCTCTTCCGTCTTCTTTTTAAATCCTTCCAGTTTTACCTGCGCCTTTCGCTTTAAGGCCAACTCCTTGCATATTGCCTTCGCCTGTTCCCGGTTCGCCGCCTCCTGCATTTCCCTCGCCTTCCTCTCCAACGCACTCTTGCTCCCTATCACCGCACACCCAGACACCTTCATGTTCCACTTCGCTCCCTCACATTGCGCCCATGTCAGATGCTTCCCTTCCCACTCCTCATAAAACATCTCCCTCCGCTCTTTCGCTTCCTCCTCGTCTTTCGTCCCAAGGCTTATCTTCCTCCTCACACTCCTCGCCTTTGTACTCTTAAACAATAAACCCAAATAATACTTCCCACTAGCTCCCCGGTACAAATGATGCTTACTTCCCCATTTCTCCATATCCACCTCCCTCACACTCACATACCACCTCTCATCTCCTACTAAAAAATCACTCACCTTCTGCGGCCTCGCCTTGTGCAACATCCTTGGATAAAATACATGCTTCCCCCACGGCATCACTCCCATCTCTGCCCTCATCTTCACCATCTCCTTCACCCCTGCCAGAAATCCTCGCTCCGCCTCCGCACACCTCACTCTTATCTCGCCTTCGCTATTCTTTCTCATTCCGTCTTTACTTTATTTCATCCTTATTCCCTCTGTCAACCCTCATCCGTATCATTCTTCTCTCCCTCTCCCTTTCTCCCTCCTAACAGCTCTACCAACTCTTCCCCTACCATCTCTTCCTCCTTCTCCTTCACCTTGTCCCACCCCTTCAACCTCATGTACAACCCAACAGCACTCATCTTCTCCTTCCCACTCATCCCTAGCTCCCGCCCTCTTATCACCCTGCTCAAAAACTCACACAGCTCCTCCTTCTTCAACTCTCCCTCTTCCTCCTTTTTCCCCTCTCCTCCTCCTCTTCTCACTCCCTCTTTGCTCACCCTCGCCCATACCTCCGGCCCTCCCATCCGCTTGAATATCGCCTGACTCATCCCTCGCCTCGCCAACCCCTCTCCCAACCCCCTTATCACTCCACTCCTAAGCTCCTCTACCAACTCCTTACACAACTCTTCCATCTGCTCTTTTCCTGTCATTCCTCTCTTCGCCTCTCTATAGCTTTTTTAGTTTTACTTTTTCCTATCTATTTTTTCCTATTACACTGCGGGATACCTTCTTTGTCCAGCGCAAAACACCCGCGACTTTTTCCCCGGCGCCCCCTGTATGGCATGGCAACACACCAAGCACCTAGGGGTAGTTGCGCCCTCTCATGGCCGCCGTCCTTGCCTCATGCTGGTCTGCGTGAGTGTGGCGAAACATGCGAGAAACTAGGCAAAACTGCAATAATTATTCTAATTCTTACGGTTGTGCCGAAAAAACGGCTTGCGAGGTTGGCTTGTACGGGCTTTTTGAGAGGTGAGCCGATACACATATCATCCGGGAAAAGCGGCGCGTGCTAGGTGGCTTGTAGTGCGTTATCCAAGGTTGACCCCCAGGGCCTCCGATTTTGCATTATGTGTGTTATGCGAAGTATGATAGAGTATCAATGAGTTATGAAGATTGTGCACAGGAAGCGCGCGCTCCACCAAAAAAAACTGTTGCGTTTTACCGATAACGGTGCAAAAATCGCCCTCGTCAAGCGGAACAGTAACCGCAACTTGGTACTTGAGGGTTGCCGCCCTTGCCCGCTTTTTGGAGGCAAGCTTGACAATGCGGCAACCGGGAATGCACAAAATTGAAAATTTGTCAACATTTCGCATATAGATTTTTCGCCTTGCCTAAGCGCGCCCTTTATCAACGCCTTACGCAAAAATGTCGGGAAATGGCCTTTTTTTTGAAAAATCCAATGATGAACTCATTTGGCCGCCAGGAGGGAGGAGGATTTAGGAGGAGGGAGGGCAAGCTGGTTAGTCCCGTCCGACGTGATTATCCATTACACCCAAACAAAACCCCCGCCGCGAGAAAGAGGGAGAAGAAAGAGGGAGGAAGGAGGAGCGAAACCCCCCCCTAAAGTCCCCCCCCGGAAAGAAAAGACAGGAGGAAGAGGAGAAAAAAAGATGTTAATGAGAGAAAAAAATAATAAAAAGCTATTGACAAATGAGAGAAAAAAGATATTATAAAAGCATGAAAGGCACACAAGGAAAAGAGAAAGAAAGAAATAAAACAATGAGCAATCAGATTAACCTAATGGCGGGCGAAACTCTCACATGGGCGGTTTACGAAAACGGTTCCGGCGTCCTGTCCCTCGTCATTTTCGCGGAGACCGTTTCCAACGCCCGCCCTGTTGCGGCCGTGTTTGACATCCTGCCGGATAACGTTTTACCCGCCCTTGACGACCTTGACATGATTGACATGTGGCAGGGCGTTAACTATGACGTTGCGGATATCCACCGGTTTTTGAGGGACGAGGCCGCCCGCCCCGTTGCTTATACGCAGGTCCCCCGCACCGGGGAAACGGAAACAATCATGGAAATTGAGCGCATGGGATACGCCGCCCGCAAGGCCTTCAACATTGCGGATGAATAACTTACGCTTTTGTCATACAAAACAAAAAAACAATGAGATACAACAAAGAGGAAACAAGGAAAGCGTTGATTTATGAGTGTTCGGGAAGCACCTCAAATCGTGAGATAAAAAAGTATGCCCTTGAAATGGTGGAAGACCTTGATGACGGAGAATATTTTAAGAATCCCACACTAAAAAACGTGCGGAAACGCATGCTAGGGGGTTTGAGTGATTACGCACAAACAGGATGTGGGGAAGAAATGGCAAAAATATATGAAAGAGCAACTTGTTATTTCTATTGTTTCGCAGTTTTTGACAAATAAAGAAATGAAGTACGATAGAATAAGGACACTACAATCAATAAACGCCTTAAAAGGCAGGAGCGCATGGAGAAGGGCGGTAAATGAGTATGCCTACGAACTTGCGGAAAGCGTCGAAGACGGGAAAGAGTTTAAGGATATTAACTCATTCGCAATTGAGTTACTAAACGGAGCGTGTGACTGGTGGGAATACTCGGAAGGCGGGTGCTCCTTGATTAGCGATTATGAAATAGCGGAAAGACTTTGCACCCCCTCAAAATTCAAAAAGAAAAAATATGGAGAATTGCCTCCGTATAGAGGCATGAGTTGGATTGCCCTACAGGGAAGGGCATTGTGTGCGGCTAGTTATGTCGTTAAGTCTCACTTAAAAATAAAAAAACATGGAAGCGAAATATAGGGTTGTTGTGTTAGGATGTTTGAAAAAACTAAACACGGGAGAAGAAGTTGTTGAAGAGTATGTGAATTATCTATCAACGATTGTGTCTAAAAGGCAAGTAATGTCGTTTAGCGTGCTCTATGAGGACGGAGGAAATAGAGGGGCGATTGTGGCAACAGGGCATCAAATTGAGATAATTTCAGGAGGGCGTAAAATAGCACAACTTGTCAACAAAATGAGAAATGAGAGATTAAAGAAATGAAAACTGAATATTTGCTAGAGTGTTACGAACGTCCCGGAACGGATGATTTTTTTTTCATTGTTTCCCTGAAAAACAAAAATGTTTTTTTTGTAGGAATTTTTAAAAATTCTGAAAAAGAGGTGCTCAAAAAAGAAATTTTTAACATATTCCTGTTTAATGAACTTCTATATATTGAAGAATTAAAAAGAAAGAAACTTCCGGTATCTGATATTTTTTCGATGAGATATAATTATGCCCACCCTGTCTCTTATACACATCTGACGCTGCCG